TCACCTCTCAAGACTTGTTCTTTGAATTTGCTATATTCCTGAGGATATGCTTTGTTAGATAACACTCAGACTAATACCTCCTTACTAAATTACGTGTTCATCCATGTGTTGATACTCTTAGCGATTGTTCTAACCGCATCCGGATTCTTCTTGAGATAAGACACACCTTCTTTAGTAGCTATATGTCTAGCATCCTTAATGGTATCTGTAACCAAAGTTTTACCAATATCTTTTGCAAAGCTATTGTTATTCTTAGGTTTCTCATGGATCTTGGTCGTACGTTTAACTTGCTCTGCTAAGTCGTTTTCTAGACGTAGTCTTTCGACAGCACGTTTTAGATCTCTATCAGAGATGCTAGCCCGTTGTGCATATTTATGCTTCCACTGACTAGTACGAGCTTTACTGACTTTAGCATCAACTTTACGTTGTTTTCGTCGAGCTAGACGTTCGCGAACACGTCTAAAACCCCATTTCATTCCTTTTACTCCAAAGTGCTCAATGATTTCTTCGGAACTTCCGGATTGAACGGCGTGTAACACTTCATCAAGGTTCATATGAATTGTACCGCTCCTTTTGCATAGTGATACGAACTGCAGTCCGATCACGAGATTTTTCTAATGAGGTTAAAACCGATCCCACGGGTGGATCAAACACGATTCGCAAGCTCAAGTTTATAAATGTCTTAACTAACCGAAGTAGGTTAGCATCATTAACCTTAAGCAATTGTTCGTATTTTGAATCTTTGGTAAGGACGAAGTCCTCCTTGACATAAGTCAGCTGCGACAGTTCACCGATTAGTCCATCTAGTTCTAATAGTAAACGATCATCGAAACCATCGTCCTCAGCAACCGCAAAATCCAGAGTTTCTTTAACCTCAGATAAGATGGTTGTTTCTGACATTCGTCACCTCACCATAAGTTTGTGTCTCCAGGTTTTCTTTCAACTAACTCTTCAACCCTTCTACCGTAATGGATGATGTTATGCGTCTCTATGGACGTCGAAATTAGTAAATCCGGGTTTAAAAGTAAGTCTTCATTCCAATCTAGTATATCATCTTCAACCAAAGGAATCATATGATGAACTATAATTGGTCCCTCGATAGGAACTCCTGGACAACCCAAGTCATAACCCATATCTCTGGCAATAATTTCTTCACGAAGATTACGCCACATCCTTGACTTATAAAATGGATTTGAAAACTGTCGAGGGGATACATAGCCCTTATCAAACAAAGATAGGTAATTCAATCGATCACCCCATTCTTTGTGGGCAGCCATGTCGTTATATGATAAATTCAGATCATCACGAGTAAGAATACGTTTCTCAGTCGAATGTATCTGACGGGGCATAACCTCGAAGTGCATTAAGAACCTCCTCACTATCTCCTCGACCTTTAACTTCAGTTTCTATTTGAGAAACCTTACTTGCATTAAGTTTGTTCTTAGATCTAAGATTTTCAAGCGCCAACTCGTTTTCCACAGTACCATATCGTAGCAATACGTTTAAAGTACTTGGTGCAATAGTTCCAGCACGAAGTTGTTCTTCTGCTAAATCTACAGCTAACGTTGTAAGTTGATTCATACGACCTTCTGGCGTAGCCGCTTTCTTTAGTTCAGGAATTTCTTTCTTTCTCCGAGGCATAGATTATCCCTCCTTGTTAAGTTTACCCTGAAGCTTCCGCAATTCGGCTACAGCGTTTTCGATATAGTCTTCTGCTTGATCTTCAGTCAACTTGATACCTACTTCTTTAGCATAGGTAGCTAGCTTACGAAGAGCTTCAGCTTTCTTGTCAGCATTGTTGACAAGTTTAAGCTGCTCGAGACTTGTAACGATGATTAGTGCGCGATCTGCCAAGTTGATAAGGTTGCGGTTATGAGTAATAGTACCAACATAACGAACCAATTGGATAACAACTGGGGCCACGATAATCAGTAAAGTAATGTAATTAACAATATCATTGACTGTCATTGTCTAGACCTCTTCCTTCTTGTCTTTTTTCTTCCACATAATCATGAACAACACGACTAACATATGAATTATATCCTTTCGATGAGTAGGTATCATACAAAGCTAATACCTCTTGAACGGATAATCTATCCGAATGTATACCCGTGATTATTTGTATTCGTAAAAGTTCTCGCTCAGTATCCTTTTGGTACTTCTCTACCGAAGTTGTTAAGTTCTGAATAGATGCTTTTAGACTTGATAGTTCATCATTTTGCGTTTTCTCCAAATTAGCCCATAATTTTTTGAACACTTTTGTTCCAAAACCTATGATGCTTCCTCCTATACCAATATAAAACCCTATCTGCGTTAACACTTCAGGAGATAGTACCCACTTCATTAGTTCTATGAAGTGATCTTGTACCGTGTTCGGCATTACTTTGATCTCCTTGTTGAATAGTTTGACCACACAAAGACCCCAATTTCAGGATAAAAATCACTCCGGAGCTATTTTTGAGTGGTGGGGCGATGCATAGAGGGAAGGAATGTAGTGACCCCTCCCCCTATGGCTGCAACAGATTTTTATTTTATATTTTATTCTGTAGGTTGCCGAATAGGAGTTTTGGTAGTTGGTTTGATTGTGGTCCAAACATTTTCTATAGGACCATTATCAACAATCCAATTGATTGCTGATGCTTGAACACCAAGCTCTTCAGTGATGTCGAGCAAGTCATCAGTGTTGCCCATGACAAAAGCTAATAGCTCAGGTGTGTTGTAGTCATTGTCTGTATCATACTTGTACCATTCATCCCATTGAGTAAAGGGATTGTATGGATTGTCATACGTTGTTAGCATGACATCAAGTACTTCATCGTACTGTTCGTCCATTGACTACCTCCTTTACTCTACGATGTTCTGGATGGAACTAACTGATAGACCAAGAGCTTCAGATACTTCAGCATAGCTGTGTCCATTACGAAGCATGGCCTTAGCTCTACTTGCTTTAGCTAATGAGATAGACTCACTCTTACGAGGAGTAGCTAACTGCTTAAGCCTGTCTGCATCTGAGTACCGAATGATCTGTGTTAGTTTGTTAGTAGACACAGCACCAGCTTGAATAGCTGCCCACTCATCATCGTCAATGCTAATCCTTACCTTCTTACCAGAAGCTCCAACTTGTACACGAGCTGCTGCAATAGATTGTTGCTTAAGCTTCTTAAGTTGGTCTGGCTGCATGTCAGGAGTTCGTTTAGATGCAATGGTTCTGTTAGCAATTAGTTGAGCTTGACGTTCTTTAGGAGCATTCATAAGAGCATCACTAAGCTTCTTGTCTAATGATTCAAGCTGAGGTCTGTACTTAATCTTAGCTTCCTTACTGATATGCATGTTAGGAGTCTTGTCTACTAGATCACGACCCTTCTGCTGTAGCTTACCAAGAGCATTGATATAATTACCATACATGTTCTCGATAGGTGTGCCAGAACCTAGCTTCTTAGCATCATCAACCATATCAACAATAGCTTTTTCTGTTCCTTTCTTACGAACAGTCTTAGTGATTGTTGGTTTGAGTCGTGGGTTAGCTGCCAATTGTTCAGGGGTACGGTGTCTTTCCACCTTCTCTGTTTCAGATATCTTTCTCTTAGATAAGGAAATAAGAGTAGATGCTCCAGTCCCTTTGCTACCAGTTAAAATATTGGTATGCAATTGGTATTTCTTTTTAAGAGATGCAATATCGTTTTCTCTTTCAGATCTCTTATAATCAAGACTATGTTTCTCAGCATCAATAACAACCATCGAATGTCGTACTGCACGAGCGATCTCAGATTGTGATGCGTTCTTAATAGTCATGTCAGTAATAAGATTAGATACTTCGCCCATTTGTTTTTGAGTATCGATCTTCGGAGGCTTAGGAGTATAATAAGCTTTGGTATCAAAGTTCTTTAACTCCTTCAATGAGCGAGCAGTTTTAATTTGACCCTTGTTGTTTGGAATAACCATAACGGAGTCACCATCAAAGTCTGCCCCTGAAAGTTTAGATGCAACGGATGAATCTATACCAATGGCATCTTTGGCATTGCGCATAAATTTAGCGGCACCACTTCCAAGTTTATTATTAACAGTTAGTTCTGGTAATTCAAATCTTCCTCCGTGAGGATAACGAACAAGTACAACTTTCTCACCATTCTTAAATGATGGCGCATATACTTCGTTAGCTTTAATACCATCGAGAGGTAATAACACTTTACCTTTCATTCGATCAAACCCTGTTAATTTAAGAGACTGTCGTTTCGAATCTAAGCCATCAATAAAATCATTCATCAAGGCTTTTTTAACTACAGGATTTGTTAACTTGGAAATCTCTTCGTACTCTTTCTTAAGTTTATTGTATGTTGTTTCAATACGATCCTTAACAAGAGCAGGTGGTTGTTTAGATAAGAACTGCGAAGATAAAGTTTTAGACCAGGAATTCCAGTCACCTTCTTCATTAACCTTATTGATTGCACCTTTCTGTCCACCTGGTTTAATAGTAGCACCAAATGGATTATCAGGATCATCTTTCAAAGGTTTAAGTACTTTCTCTGGTGGAGTTCCTCGTTTCTTATTAGTGTTAAAAATAACATCGACACCTTTTGGAAAGTCTTTTGGATCTCCATAAACAGCCATCCCTTTAAGATAATGAGTTCCACCAACTCCAATGCGAACCTGAGCATAATGCGAATTACCTAGATCAAGATCCTTAACTCCAGGTCTCAACTGCATTATCCCATCTTTTGCCGTGCCACCATCTTCATCGTACTTAATTCCCACCCGTTTCCAATCAAGGTGCTGAATAGGCTTAAGTCCTAGTTGAGACACACCATTTTCATCTTTGTAAATAAGAGGTGGTGTAATCTTATCTCTGTTTTGTCGTACTACAGAAATATCAGGTTCTTTAGACAAGACCTTCATCTCTACCCAGTGAGCGTCATTGGTTGCGTTCTTAACATAAATGTTGTGAACATGATAACCTTTTTCTTCTAACTGTTGCGTAGCACGTTTAAGCATACTATCATTAATACCAAGTTGTTGGGCTGAGCCAGAACCAATATCAATGTAATCATACTTACCTACCAGTTTCTCCAAGTCACCTTTGACTTGTTCCATTCTGGTAACATTATGTTTAACCTTGGCATTTAAGTTCATACGAACAGTAGATTCAGGGATACCCAGTTGTCTAGATATCTCAATTGATCCGAATCCTTTATCTGCTAATTCATTGATTCGAGAGATGTTGTTCTTACGAATCTCTTGTTTAGCAATATTGTTCCGCTTACGAAACTCTGTTGTAGATATGCCAAGTTTGTTCGCTATTTCCGTGTCTGTTAATCCGGTCTTGCGGTATTTAGCCACAACATCAGACCATCCAGTTGCACGTTGGTATGAATTATCTCCGGAACCCCAAGCATAGCGACCACTGTGAGGAACGGAGCCTTGATGTGGAGTTCCTCTATGTTCGAGGTACTCTTGTAAAGTTTCCGACATCATTCACCTCACGGTTTGTTTTCAAGTAATGCTGAGAATTCCTTAATGCTATGCATAATATCATAGACATCTTCGGGCTCAGGAATTACTTCATCAATGTTATCCCCTTGATAAATACGTAGAATCATGTCTGTCTTTTCAGGTTTGACAGAATACTCAAGACAGAAATATGCAGCATACACTAACAATTGTTCCATCTTTGGTTTAGTCACGCCTGTCTTCAAATCATGAATACGTAGGAATCCACGAGGATTATCTTTCTTTGGAGGATCATATCGAATAGCATCAGCTGTACCAAATGCGTAAGGACTGTAAAATAAAAGGACTTCACTGTCCATGTTGAATCCTATTGCATCATTAACAAAATTGGCTAAGGCGGGATGTGTATGTCCAGGCAATAACCTAATTCGTTTGTTAATAGCTTCAGATGCGAATTCGTGTAACTCCGTTCCCCGTTGTTTCGCTAGCTCGTTTTCAAATCGGCTAACGACTTTCTCGGGAGTATAATTTATCCAGTGACATTGACTAGCGCTTAGGAACGAATGTTTTCCTTCGTAGTCGTAATGCCTGTTCCATTTCATGCAAAACTTCCTCCTTGTTTTCAGGATATATAGTCCTAGCCCAACCTCCGTTGTCGTTATACTTCTTCAAGTAATATGGTTGGTTCGGACGATATGGTGCCTTAGCACTCTTCTTGCATTCAAGATGAAATGACCAAGGACCTACATCCACAGACAAATCAGGAATCCCTTGAATATGCTTAGCATCGTTCTTTTTAACGATAGCATCAGGAATCAAAGCCTCAATATCTTTAATTAAGACTCGCTGAAAATCTCTTTCCAATTTGCCCATTGTTGCTGCACCCAATTCCTCTCGTTGAATTTTTCTTTGGTTTTAATCGCTTTATAGACGGCGTCGTCTATACATTCCGAACTCTTTAGATAGATATAGTGCATAGTCTCAAATGGCGTGTTGATACGATTTATGCGTCCCTCGCTCTGCTCCATAATTCGATATGAATAGTTAAGGGAATAGAATAGAATAGTATCGGTTGTAATACAGTTCCAAGCTTCTGATCCGGCTATATACTGAACTAAATAAATCCAGCCGTCGCCGTCATCTGGAATACTCTCATGACGAGAACCATTCCATTGTCTATATCTAAGTCCGAGTTCTTCACAAATATCAATTAGAATCTCCAACTCATAAATGTAATTGTAGAACACAATCAATTTATCTTTGGTCATGATATGTTGTCTTGCATTCTCCTTTCGACGATCACTAGAACAAACTATCTTTCTAAGTACTTGTGTGAACTCAGAAGCGTTCATAATAGGTTCGTTTGTGAAAGGATTAAACCTGGATTTAACAGTTTCGTCATATAACTTTCTGTCAAAGTCACAGGTAACAAATACACGATCTATCTTAGTCTTACGGAAGTCCGCCATAGATACAATAATAGCTCGCCTATATCTTTCTAATCGATCTACCTTGTGGTATCTCTTAATTTGAGGGAATGACGTATATGGTTTGTACTCAACATGCTCATCAATAAAATGAGACTTGTTGCGATAGAATCCATTGGCTATGAATAATACCATAAAGTCAATCCAAGTATCACCTGGTGTGGCAGATAACATAATCCATTTATTACGTCTGCTAATATCAATTAAGCTGCGTCCCCATGTTCCATAACCAACAGCACGTTGTTCGTCAAAAATAAAGAAAGCATCTTTGACGTCTTTGTACTTTTTGATATTGTTCCATGAATCGACAACTCCATTTATACCAAGCAACTCAAAATCACGTTGCCATTCTTTATCATCTCGCTTCTTTGCGACAGTGATAATATAAAGCGGTTTGTCCGAATGATTACGGATGTAGTAGAATAGGCCCGTTAAAGATTTACCCGAGCCTACTTTACCACAAAGCACACAACCATCTCTAAGATGATTTAGTGCCTGTTCCTGATAATCATATAGTTGGACCATTAAAATCCGTATTTACGAGCCAATGGTGTTGATTGTACGTGGATATATGCTTTAGATAAGTCAAGGCGTGCGTAAGTTCCACGTTCGTGTTTCTCACGACGACGAATAACCATGTCGCAAGCACGGATTTCCATTTCGTCAATCATACCATACATATCCGGAGTGAGGAAAGTGATGTTGTCAGTTGGTACTTCTTCATCAACATCCAATTCGCCATCGTCGTTGATGAGCGCAATAACCGGAGTGCTGTACTCAGTATATACTTTGACCTTGATGAAATACGTTGGTTGTACAACATCTGGGTCGAGGTCTGGGTTCTTAGCTGCAGGATCGTGAAGTTTTACATTGATTCCATAATCTTGAAGAACTGGAACATCTTCTGGATCGATCACAATTTGGAAATTCCGGTCACCGAGTGCATTAAACTCAGTCTTACGACCTTCGAAGTTCGGTCTAAACATAAACCGAACATCTTCCAATTGCAACTGTTTATTACTAATAGCTAATACTTTTGTCATTTTATAAAATTCCTTTCGATTTGTTTTGACATAAAAATAGCAAGAAAAAAGTAAAAGATCCTAAAATCTTTTATCCCTTCCTATTATGTGCCAAGTAATTTCTGCGAAATCCGCAAGCAACAAAATTAGGCTACCGCCGAAGTTTCTTCTGACACCTCAGGCGATAAACCTAGAACAACTTGATAATCAGTTGGCATGTCATCAACAATTTCATTGATGTCTCCAACTTTCATAATCTTCTTCAAACCTTCGAGAGCGACTCTGTCATAATATGCAAAGTCAACATCATCGTCTTTAAATTCCGCAGATTGCTTGAACTTAAATCCTTTTGTGCCAGTTACTGACTTGAATGTTTCGTTGTCTTCAGTCCATAATGCTTCTTCTCCAGTGAGAGATGCATAAATAGATCCTACTTTACCAACGAACTCTTTACCAAGATAAATATGACCCTTCGATTGTTTGGTTAGGAAGAAATCTTTTTCCTCAATACGTTCCTTGGTCCATACTCGTTTCAACAAATATGGATTCAAGAACTCAGCACCAGTCGGAGACCAGCTGTCATCTTCAAGCTGAGCTATATAAACAGCATTATTAATTAACGCCATACGTTTATAGGTATGCTCATGCTCAAATTTATAATTGTATTGAGGTAGTGCTCCAAATTTATGGACGAAGTCAATAATATAATCGTCCACATTTGGAATCTTGATCGAGTCCGTCTTAATATGAGCAACCTCATATCCTTCGTCCTCAACAGCAAAGCGTAAGTCGACCATAAATAAAG